AGAAGTAAGAGTTAAATATAATTCTTCAATTGAAAAGATTGTAATTGATCCTGTTGGTTTTGGATCAGAATCTATAATCACTTCCTCAAATAAAATTAATATTGATAATCATGGATACAAAACTGGTGATAAAATTTTCTATAACTCTTCAGACTTAATTGCTTCTGGATTAGAAACTGGAAGTTATTATGTTTACAGAATTGATGATAATAATTTCAATTTATGTGAGACTAAGTATGATGTTTCTTTAAATCCACCAACTGTAGTAAGTATAGCTGGAACTGGTGGTTCTGGACAAGAATTTAGTCTTATTAATCCAAGAATTGAGACATATATCGGTAACAATCTTAAATTTGATTTAAGTGACTCTTCTCTACAAGGATATGAGTTTAAACTTTATACAAATACAACTTTTGGAAATGAATTTGTTTCTGTAGGAAATACTACACCATTTACAGTCATTGGTGTTGGAACGGTTGGAGTTTCAACTAATGCCTCATTGACTCTAAACTATGATTCAAATATTCCATCAAAACTATTCTATAACGTAGAAAAATCTGGATTTATTAGTACCTCAGATATTAGTGTATCTGATTATTCAACGATATCAATTATCGAAAGTAAGTATAATAATAAAACATATCAAATTATTGGAACTGGATCAACAACTTTTGATGTTGCGCTTACAGGTAAACCAGAAAGGTTAAATTACTCCCCAAATAATTGCAGTGAAATTAAATATACTACAACATCATTAAACGAAAAAGGTGGGGTCTCCAAATTAAGCATTCTTTCTGGTGGGTTTAACTATAAGAAAACTCCTTCATTCATAGACATTACTTCTGCCGAAGGAAAGAATGTTTCTATTATAGCAAACTCACAGTCTATTGGTAGAATTAGGAATACTACCATTTTAGATCAAGGATTTGATTATTCTTGTGATAGAACTCTTAGACCAGAAGCATACATTTCCCCAAAAATTAATTTAAAAAATTCTAGTGAAATTACAAATATTTCTGTTACTGATGGTGGAAAAAATTATTCTTCCTTACCAGAATTAGTAGTAATTAGTTCTGTAACAAGAGAAAAAATTGATAATGGTCTTTTATCTCCAGTATTAACATCAAATTCAATTACTTCTGTAGATATTATTAGAAATCCAAAAGGAATGCCATTTGGAAATGTTGAAATTTTTGCTATAAACAATACCAATGGTATTGGAATCAATACTATAGCGACTTCCGCATCTGGAATTGTGACATGCTATATCAGCACACCAACTTTTGGTTATACACAAGCGCCATTCACTGTTGGTGACAGTATATTTGTTGAGGGAATTCTTAATGTTGATTCTAGTGGAACGGGATTTAACTCAGATGATAATGGATATAAATTCTTCACTGTATCAAGTTTCCAGAATACCAATCCAGCAGTTTTAGAATTTGATATTTCCGAGATTACAACAAATCCTGGAGTAGCAAAGACCAGTCAAACTTCTTATGGTAGCATAATAAATTACAATGATTATCCGAAATTTGAAGTAACAACAACATATTCAAATTTCTTAGTTGGAGAAAAATTATCTACAAACGATGGTAACGGTTTCGTCCTTAGAGATTTATTGGTAACAGAATCTGGAGATGGATACGTAAAAGTTTATGGTTCTTACAATCTAAGTGATGATGAAATCTTAAAAGGTGAAAACTCTGGATCTCTGGCCACTATTGAATCTATTACAAATAATGAAGGCATCTTTGATGTTCGCTACTCACTAGAGAAAAATTATGAGTGGGCAAACAGCGTTGGAAAACTTGGTGTTGATTATCAAGTTATTCCTGATAACGATTATTATCAAAATCTTTCCTATAGTGTTAAGAGTCCTGTAGCATATGAAGATTTAATCAATCCAGTTAATAGACTGCTTCACACCTCTGGTCTGAAGAACTTTGCTGATACTGAGATTGAACAATCAGTAAATGTTGGAACATCTCTAACATCTACTTCAGAATCAATTGTTGTTAGAGATATCTTGGAGGAGAAGAGAGTTGATACTATTAATTTCTATGATAATGTGGTTGATATTGATACTATCACTAATGGAAATGGACAAACAAAGTCTAAGTTTTTAAAATTAGAGAGTAAAGTATTAGCAGACTACATCAGATGTAGTACAAATAGAGTTCTAAAAATTGATGATTTCAGTACTCAGTTTAGAAATCAAAGTAATGTAACAGAGGAGTATGTTGATATTGTTTCTTATGATAATAGTTACTCTGAGTTCTTGATTCAAACAGTAGATCCAAATGGAACTGACAGACAACTAACAGAGATAATTGTACTGAACAACGGTTCTGATTCTATAACTCTGGAGAAATCTTCTTTATACAACACTGAAAATGAAATTGCTGATATTCAGGCATTCATTGATGAATTTGGAAACCTATCTCTAAGATTCTCCCCAGAAGATACATCAGATACTGATTATGATATCAAGGTACTTAACTCCAGTTTCAATTCTATTCTGAGTGGTATTAGTACACAATCTGTTGGATTTATTAATCTTGTTGGTGCTAACAAATTGGTTGCAGTTGGATCAACTGAAACTATAGTTGGATTTTCTACCCTTACAACATCTTCAGTTTATGGTAAATTCCAAGTTTATGATCAGACTCTAAATGAGTTAAATTTTGTAGAATTTGAAATTGATCATGATGGTGAAAATACATATGTTTCCGAATTTTATAGTGATGGAAATACAGGATCTGTTGGTGGATTAATCGGATCATTTGGTATTACCATTAATAGTGGTGTATTAACACTCGATTTTACAAATAATTCTGTTAACGAAATTCTAGTAAGAGGTAAGTTGGTTGGATTTGGATCAACATCAGTTGGCATTGGAACATATAGATTCAAGACTTCGGCACAAACAGATGGATCTGAGAGAAGTGTAAAACTGGAATCTAATGTATCTTCTGGATCAACGGTCTTCTCCACTGATAAGAGTCTTATTTCTTCAGTTAAATCTTTAGTCAGAGTTTCATACGGCGATACTACTTCTATTCATCAAGTACTGATGATGCATGATGGAACAGATATTTACACAACACAATATCCATTCATCTCAGTTGGAAGCACTGGTGGAATTGGTACATTTGCTGGTGAGTACAGTGGATCTAATTTGGTTCTAAGTTTCTATCCAGATCCCGATATTACTGGATCTTATGAACTTCAAAGTTTGAATAAGTTATTCTATGAAGATACTGATAATGTTAATGTACCACCAGAGTTAACTTATGGTCCAGTAACTGAATCTGTAAATCTTGCATTCTATAACGCTAAAAATGGTGATAGATCAAATAAAATAGATTTTGATTTAAATTATCAAGGAACCCCAATTTTCGCTAAAACTTTTGATCCTTCAGATTCTACAATTCTTGATACTGAGACTGGAATATTTACAATCAACAATCACTTCTTCAGTACTGGTGAAAGATTGAATTATACACCAAACAGTAGTGTAATAGGATTGGCATTTACTAGTGTTGGTATTGGATCAACAGCAACAGAAATATCTGGAGGAGTCGGTATTGGAACAACGGATGTGTTGCCATCTACTGTTTATGCTATTAAGATTAATAATAATCAGTTTAAGATAGCAACAACTCCATTGTACGCTTCTTCTGGAATAGGAGTAACATTTACTTCTACTGGAAGTGGTAATATTCACCAGTTCGATATGTACAAGAAACTTGAGAAGACAGTTCTATCTGTTGATGGTGTTGTTCAATATCCTCTCGCATATAATCCACTATCATATAATTTAGTTGATAATGGTCCTCAAATAGGTGCTGCATCAACTTATATTTCAGTATCTGGTATATCATCAATCAGACCTGCAGATATTCTTAAGATTGATAATGAGTATGTTAAAGTTCTTGCAGTTGGTTTTGGTACAACATCATCTGGTCCAATCGATAATGTTGGTATAACAACACTTATTGAAGTTCAGAGGGGTTCTGTTGGAAGTTCTGCCACAACACACACTGATGGAACATCATTCCAGGTCTATCGTGGATCTTACAATATAGAAGGAAGTAAAATTTATTTCACAGAACCTCCCAAGGGAAGTGCCGATAACGTAATTGATTCTAGTAATCTTCAAGAAGTATTTTCAACCTTTAATGGTAGAGTATTCCTGAAGCAAGATTATAGTTCTAATGTAATCTATGATGATATTTCTGATCAATTTACTGGAATTGGACAAACATATACACTCACTACTTCTGGTTTAAACACAACTGGAATATCAACTGGAAGTGGTATTCTATTGATAAATGATGTTTTCCAGACTCCAACTACAGATAATAATGACGGTAACAATTATGAGTTATCTGAAGGTGTTGGAATTTCTAGTGTCACTTTTAGTGGAATAACCTCATCCAACGGTTCTATAATTATTGACCCAATTTACATTGAGCAAAATCAACTACCTCGTGGCGGATATATTATTTCTCTTGGATCAACTAATGGTCTTGGATATGCTCCTTTAGTTGGTGCAGCAGTTACCGCCGTTATTGATGGATCTGGATCTATTACTGCTATTGGAATAGGATCTACAGATGTTAATGGATCTGGTTATAGAGGACCAGTAAGTATTGCCGTTACCTCTTCTACAGGTCATGGTGCTGATGTTAGTGTAACTGTTGGTGCTGGTGGATCTTTAGCATTTACTATCAATAATGGTGGAACTGGATATGCTCAAACAAACACCTTTGTATCAACTCCAGAACCAACATATAGTAATTTGGAAGTTACTGGAGTTTCTAGACTTGGTATTGGTACAACCTCGGAGACTGGAACTGGATTACTTCTCAATTTAGAAGTTGGAGCCAGTTCTACTACTGGAATTGGATCAACTTTATTTGAAGTTAAATCTTTCAGTATAACAAGACCTGGATATGGATTCAGAAATGGTGATGTCTTCAAACCAGTTGGATTAGTAACAGATAAAAATCTTTCTGAACCAGTATCTGATTTTGAATTAACTGTTATTGATACTTTTACTGATACTTTCTCAGCATGGCAATTTGGTGAATTGGATTATATTGATAATATATCAAATTTACAGAATGGTGTTAGAAAGAGATTCCCATTAAATTATAATGCTCAACTTTTAAGTTTCCAAAAAGATCCTTCAAATGCAGATTCCGTTGATATTGATATGAACACTTTATTGATTATATTTGTAAATGGTGTTATACAAAATCCAGGTGTTAATTATACATTTACTGGAGGAACTTCATTTGTATTTACCGAAGCACCAGAAGAAACAGATATTGTATCCATATTCTTCTATAGAGGTACAAGAGGAGTTGATTCTGCTATTGTTAATGTTAATGAAACTATTAAACCTGGTGATACAGTCCAAGTTATCAAGGATAATTTGAATGCTAGTACAATTACTCAAGATTCTAGAGTTGTTGTTGGGATTACAAGTTCTGACGTTATGGAAACAAATCTCTATACTGGTGTTGGTATAGATGAAAACAACTTCAAACCATTAAGTTGGACTAAACAGAAAGTTGATAAGATTATTTCTAACGAAATTATATCAAAATCTAGGGATTCCATAGAAACACAAGTTTATCCAACAGCTAGAATTATTAAGAATGTTTCAACTTCGGATACTGAAATATTTGTTGATGATGCCCAGTTCTTCAATTACGAAGAGAATGAATCTGCTATTGTTATAACTTCATTTGATGCTTTGATCGTTGATAGTGTTGATCCAGTTTCAGCAGCGGTAACAGCTGTAGTTTCTGCAGCAGGGACTGTACAATCCTTAGATATCGTAACTGCTGGTTCTGGATATACTGGATCTTCCGTAGAAGTTAAGATTGGAGCACCAAAACGTATTGGTGTTGGTATTGGTTCTACAGCAACAGCGACAATATCCATAGTAAATGGATCATTGAGTGGATCTGCCAACATTACAAATCCAGGTCTTGGTTATTCTCTCACAACTCAACCAAAAGTTATTGTTCCATTCCCAACTCCAACATATGAAAATGTAACTGGTGTAACTATAGTTGAAGGTTTCTCTGGAATAATTACAGGAATTACTACAACTTCTGGTACAGGTGGTAATCCACTCGCACTTAAATTCTTCTTGAATTCTACATCATTCATTGGTCTAAATGCAAATTATCCAATTTGTATTGTAGATACAACTGTTGGTAATGGTGTCACTTCAATTGATGGTGGAGATGCCTCACTAGTTGGAATTGGAACTACTTTCTTGGATAACATTTATTATGTACACAACATTTCTGCTTCTGGTGGTAATGCTGAAGTTGTAACTAATGTCAAATCAGACAGTTCAGTAGTTGGAATAGCAACTACTGGAAGCACATCTCTACCACTTGGAAGATTCTCTTGGGGTAGACTTTCTGGAATAACAAGATCTTCAGATCCAATTTCTATTGGAGTTACTGGATTGATCGTTGGATTTAACACAACAAATTCTGGTCTATCAACGTTCCCAACAATTCAAAGACGTGGTTATGGATTGAGAGATACTGGGGCACTTAGAAAAGATCTATAAATATAGGAAAAAGCTATTTACGATGGCGGCAATTGTAACAGATCAGTTTAGAATATTAAATGCGAGTAATTTTGTAGACTCCATTAGTGACACTACCAATAATTCTTATTATGTCTTCTTGAGTTTGGCAAATCCAACTCAGGTTGGGTTTGGTAGGTCAACTACTTGGGATGACAATACACCAGTTCCTGTAGATAATTTTAATAATTTAAATCACGTTGGCCAAACGATGATGTTTGGCAAAAGAGTTACATCAATCAATGCAAAAAGATTGATTCGACGAATTGATTGGGCAAGGGGAACTAGATATGAAATGTATAGGCATGACTATAGTGCCTCCAATTTATCACCAATTACACAATCAACAAGATTGTATGATTCAAATTATTATGTAATGAATTCAAATTACAAAGTTTATATTTGTATTGATAATGGATCTTCTGGAATAAGCACAACTGGCAATGCATCTCAAGATGAACCACTATTTACCGATCTGGAACCATCTAAAGCTGGTGAAAGTGGTGATGGATATGTTTGGAAATATCTTTTCTCTGTAAATCCTAGCGACATTATTAAATTTGATTCTACGGAATACATTGCTCTCCCAAGTGATTGGAGCACTTCAACGGATGCTCAAGTATCAGCAGTTAGAGACAATGGAGACTCTGACATATATGAGAATCAAATAAAAAAGGTATACATTGAAAATCAAGGATCAAATTACTCTGGTGGTCTTGGTCAAGAGGTTGATATTCTTGGTGATGGAACTGGTGCGAAAGTAATTGTTGATGTTGTTAGTGGTAAGATAACAAATACCACAATTTCTTCTGGTGGAAAAAATTATACTTATGGTATGGTTGATCTTGGATCAATCAATGGTAGTGCTGCCGGAACATATGCTCACCTAATACCAATTATCCCACCATCAAAGGGACATGGGTATGATATTTACAAAGAATTGGGTGCTGACAAAATTTTAATCTATGCCAGATTTGATGATTCAACTAAAGATTTTCCAATTGATACTAAGTTTGCTCAAGTTGGAATCGTCAAAAATCCAACGTCGATAGGATCAACTAATTTATATACAGAGAATCAGTTCTCTTCACTAAATGCTATTAAGTTTTCTTCAGTAAGTGGGACTTTATCTATTGGTGATAAGATTTCCCAATCTGTTACTGGTGGAACTGCTAAAGGGTATGTTGCTTCTTATGATAGTGAAACTAAAGTTGTTAAGTATTTTATTGATCGCTCACTAACATTTAATCAAACAACTTTAGATGAAACTGATTATATTGGAATAACTACAGCATCTAAAGTTCTAAGTTTTGAATCTTCATCAAACCCAGTAACTACCGCTAGTTTCTCTGGTTCTATTGATACAACCTTTACTGGAATAACCACAAATCCAACTGGATCAAAGATAATTGATCTCGGATCTCAGTTTACAAATGGACTGGCAAATTCTGAAATAAATAAAGGATCGGGGGATATAATTTATCTAGATAATCGACCTCTGATTTCAAGGAACTCCAGACAAAAAGAAGACGTTAAAATTATCCTGGAATTTTAAAAATGCC